ATGCTCACTTTAGACGAGATAGGTCAATCTGTTCGTAACAACATTCAGTTAGTTATTGACCATGTGGGGTTGCCTCTCGCAGTTGGCCCGATCAGTGATGAGGATTACAAGATCCTCTGTGGTGGTTATGGCGAGCTTGAGTGGGACTATATGCTCGGTGCCTATGGTAATTCTGATGATAAGTATGAATTCTGCATCAAACTTGTTCAGCAAGGAGTGGTGCAGGGGATTCCATCAGGGGCAGCAATTTGTGTTTATGGGGTTGAAGATAAAATCTTTCGCATCCATATTGTTGAAAGGTTCTCAAGGGAAGATGAATCACACCCACTAAAAGGGCGAATGGTTTTGCTCACTCTAATGAGTGCTTTTGTTTTTTGTAAGGCTGTCGAGTGTGAGGTCGTTCAGATTATTGAACCCGTTCCAGAGTTGCAGCCATTTTATGAGTCGTTCGGTTTTTGCATGGAAAAGTGTGGCTACGTGATGTCTACAGCCACAGATAATCTACAAGAGACATTTCTGAAATTCGCACAATAGGTGTAGACGCCGAGTGTCTACAGATTGTAGGATATCCATCCGGATTACCTTAAAGGTACATCTGGGACAGTCGTTATGTATTCTCACTACTAAAAACGATGTCACCAATCGGAGGAACCGATTGGCACAAGTTGGCTGGACAAGCTAGCTTTAACTAAGAGGTTAGAGACGCCCTTATCGTCTCGGGAGTTTTCTATGAAAGATCAAAAAGCAACCAAGCCACAGGTTAAGTTCGACACAATGAAAGCATTCGCAGGTATGGGTGCTGCTGTTGAAGTTCTGATGAAGGCTGCTCCTAACGCGTTCACGCACGCTATTGTCTCTGGTAAAGAGCAGCAGGGTAAGCTTCGTCGTCGCAAGGCAGCATGATCATAGCTGGTGCTTTTTGAAAGCCCGCCATCTGGCGGGTTTTTCTTTTTTTATCGGTGCGGAACTCAACTATTTTTCTGTTTGTTCGTTCTGACCCTTTCCCATTCAATTCTGCCTTCTTCACGCCGCTGGTCTATATACTCAGCAAGATCCTGAATGTTGATACAGCGCTTCGCCTTCTGTGATGTTCCTACACGATAAGTCGGAATAGGCAACTGACAGGCATTTGCTTTCGCTTCTGCTGTGTTAGGGCTCATACCGAAATACTTTTGGCATACCGCTGACAGCTCGATGTTAGGCGTGTTGAACTCAGCCATAAGTAAAAACAAAGTATTCATAGACGTTCTCCATACAACCTGGCTGCACCCAGGGGAAATTACAGGTCGCTGCTGGTGGCCGGAATCAACTTCTGCCAGATCGCGGACACGTATTTTGCTTGATGTCGCGCATCGGCCAGTGCGTTATGTGCAACCCCATCGAATGGCATATCTCGCTTTGGATCGAAACCCACAACTCTACCTAATGTGACGACGGTTCTGACGTCGTGATCATTCCAAAATTGCCACGGGCAAACCTGGCCGGCACGCTCATATGCGCCGCGCAATATAACGTTGTCGAAAGTAGCTCCATTGCCCCAAACTTTTAAATATTTCGGGTTATCAGAATGCCGGTTAATGAAATGGCTCAGTTCAGATAGGGCAGACGATATCGGCATCGCATCATCAACACAGATTGCTGATCGTGCTTCTGAGCTTTGTCTTAACCACCACAGAATAGTGTCACCATCCGGCACCGCTCCCTGCTCCATAGCGCTTTCAAGGTTAACGGCGGTGTAAAACTCCTGACCCAGTTCACCACTCTGCGGATCGAAGAACACGGCACCTATGGAGACGATAGGGGCATTTGGTTTTTTGCCCATGGACTCAAGGTCGATCATTAAATTGTTCATGCTATTTTATCCTGAGTTTGTCCAGTTGGCAGCGCGCACACTTCAACTGCTCTACGGTAGATTTCTTTAATAGTTGTCCAGTCGATAGCCTGGTCCTCGTACCAATCGCCTCTTCCGTCGCAATCACTGCAACCATCACCTTCACACTCAGGACAGGTAACTTCGCGTGCGGTACTGAACTCACCAGACAAGGCCCATTTCGCGCCATTTTTGGCAGTCAGCGCTACAGGCATGATGCAGTAACCATCTGGCACAACCGGCGCAGGCTGCTCTTTGATATGCAGTCGCGGCTCACCATCTTTCGGCTCAGGCCATTTGCGCTGTTTGTTAACCACCAGCTTTTCTACCATCGCCTGGTTAATCTGCTCATCACTGATACCGGCACGACGTTGCGCATCCCATAACAGGAATTGCATGTCAGCCCATTCGCTAAGGTCTCCGGGTTCAGCAGCAGCCTCGAGCGCTTCTTTGGAAAGGTGCTTCAGCGGACCAGCGGGACCAACATCGCCGAAAGTAGCCTGTGACCACTCGGCATGTTCACGGCGTACTCGGTCGCGTTCCGGCGCTGGTGCGTCGTCCCATTCCCTAATAACTGCCGCAAGTTTCTCAGCGTCAGATGCAGAAATATCGCCATCAATAAACATGACTGGCTGCACTACCGGCGCTGGCGGTGCTGTGTAGACCTCAATGACGCCGTTATCGATGGGCCACTCACCATCCTTGATATAATCCGAGGTTCCTTCCACCTGCTGATCTGAAATGTGGAATGCGCCAATCGGTTCGGCGGTAAGCGAGGCCCTTGCGATTTCAGCAAGACGCAAATCCATTTCAATATCTCGCAGGATTTCACTATCCTGCACAAAGCCCAGTGCATAGCGTGCTGACGACATCTGCTCTTCCAGCCGCTTGAGTAACTGCTCTTTGGTGAATCTGGTAATAGTGGTCATAGTGTCATGAGTTCCATTTTTTTGATGATTTCTGAATGGCAGTCTTCCTCGACCTCATCACAAGCCAATTCATTCAAGGCCTCAATAACTACATCGCGTTGTTCTGGACAGAAGAAATCATCGCGGTAGTCGGCCCACAGAACAGCCGAAAGACGCCCACCGAGAATCTCGGTTGCCGCTGATACAACAGGCTCTGCGCCATCCTTGAAATCGACAACAAAAGTTACCTTTCCCATCACCTCTCCTTTACGCTGATGCCAGCGGCGCGTATTTCGTGGATCGCATTGTCATTACCAGAACACCAACCCTCAGCATAATCACGGCTAAATCCGCTCATGTGCATGACTTCACCGACGCTGCGCTTTGGTAGGTTGACCGTCAGCGCCTCCAGTTCTGCTATGCGCTGCCGAGCAGACTGATAAGCATCGATAACCACGTCCAACAATTGCCCGTCACACAGCAGTTTGCTAAGTTCTGGCTTCCACGCTACGCAGTCATCATCCGGGTCCTGCATGTTGTAGACGTAAGTATCAAAGGCACCCATAAAGCGCCCGAATCCACCTTTGTCGTCTACAAGCACTTGCCAGGCGCGGAGAAGAAACAGTTTTTGGTTACGATCTAAATCCGTTCGGGATAGCTCATCAGCGATAATGCTGCTTTCACTACCGTGCCAGCGAGCGTCATTGCGTTGTGCCGCATGAAACAACTTCCAGAAATACTCGGTTTCTTTCTGGTCAGGACGGCATTGCTTAATTGTATGCACTGTCATGCTGCGCGCTCCTGTTTGTTAAGTGCGGTCATTGGACTGTTCCTTTTCTGACTCTGCTTAATAACTGGTTAAACATCATGGTTAGGCTGTTACTGCACCCAAACGGCATATCGTTAACACGGTATGTTGGAATGCCCTTGCGAACACCAGACTTCACGATCCGGCCGGTGCCATAGAGTTGCGATAATGCGCCAGCGACTGCGGGTGTCTTTTTGTTCATACCTTTGGCGATTTCACCGCTGGTGGTATTCGGATGAGCCTGGAGATATTCAAATACGGTCATGGCGTTTTACCTTTACGTTCCTGTTCCAGTTGCACCAGAGACTCTTTTAATGCTGCGAACGTAGCGTCCAGTCTGGTGGCGACTTCGCGCATAAGCGGTGCATGCTTTGGTGGCAGTTCAGCAATGGAGGCAAAAGCCTCCGCAACGAGTTCTTTTACCTTCATGCGGCGCATTGGCGCTGCTCCATCAATTCATTGAAGCGATTAATGAACATGCCATATGACTGGCCTGGACGAACTGGGTTGATGATGAATAGATCCGTTGGGACAACTCCCTCGAGGCAAGGCCACACGGAACCTTCGTCAATCTCAAAATCGCGGCGTTCGCTGGCAAGCATCACCAGATCGGCATATTTCACGGTTGGGTGTTGCCCCATCGGTAGGCCAAATTTCTGGCGAATAGCTGCGTCTACGCGAGCTTCGATCACCTGGTAATCAGGCAACAGGCGCTTAAGCGGTGAGGGGATGTCCTGTAGGTAGGCTTCGGCGGCATCATGAAGCAGGGCTTCTAATGCAAACTCCTGCGGAACGAGGTGGCTGGTTAAAACGCTATGCTGGCCGACGCTGTAAAACTCAGGAAGATGCCCTGCAAAGCGGCAGATATGAGACAACGCGGTAGCGATATCTTCGATCACGATATCGTCCTGTTGGATATCGAGGTAATTAAAGTGTTTGCCGGATAATGTCTGAATGTAACTCATGGTTTTCTCCATATTGGCGCGCTGCACCGCGCAGATTTTGGTTGCACGAATCCCTCGCCATATGGCGATATATAAAGGAATTACGCTTCAATAAATCCCCGCGGCGCCGGGGATTTAATGCTGAGCAATTACGCTTTAAAGTTACCGATGAAGGTTTCTACTGATTCACCGTCGAATTTACTGATCAGCAAATCGCGGAATTCATTGGCGATCGCTTCTTCCTGGGCTTCCAGTTGTACTATGCGCAGTACAAAACGAGGTTCGTCACCCGTCAGCAGGCTGTTGCGTAAGCTAAAGCGGCGTTCGCCTAAACCTTCATACGGCACACATTTGAACTCGAACGCTACAGGCATTACGTCTTTGCTGCTGGCTTCAATACTCTGCATAAGCGATTTTTTGCCGCTGAAATCGCTGTCTTCATGATCCTGCTGGGTTGCCTGCTGGATAGTGATACGACGAACGGCCTGAGCGGCTTGTGAAATCTGCATCGTTCCGCCTTCAGCGTCGAACGCTAAGAGGTAATCGCTCCAGTCTTCCAGCCACTCGGCGATCTGTTTTTGTTTCAGACGATCACCGTTGATCTGAAGAAGAGCACGGAATGGTGCAGTCTGTTTTAGGGTGATGGATGCAACATTATCCGCATGACCGGGGTTATCGAGTGTGCCAATGTTGAATATTGAACGGGCTGTCATATGGTCAGCGTCGATAAAGCAGCGTGCTTTTTCAGTGGCGCTGGCATAGCTTTTTGAATAACGAGCAAAATCTTCAATGCTGGTCGTGGTCATGGCACCGCGAAAGCGGAAACGCTCCAGAGAAAAGCGCTCAAGGCTTTCAACGCTGGTTCCTTCTGGCAACAAAGCGGTAGGGCACGCCAGACCATGAATATCATTCAGGTGGTAGCCAGAAAGGACCAGGTCTTTTACCTGCTGAAATGTACCGCTGTCTAACTGAGACATAGAAATTCCTTATTAACTGATGATCGAAGTGGTATCAGTGAATTTGTTGTTGCGGATCACTGAGCCGCTTTAAGCTTTCCGTCCACCGCGCCGGTGATGCCGAATAGTTGTCCCTGATCCTCCTGAAGGATGGTTAGCTTCCCGCCTTTGTTGACCCACATTGGTGTTTCGGTGGTGTCTTCTTCGGAGACTTTTCCGCGTGGCGTTGGGGTGCTGTATTTCAGCTTGTGTTTGATCTTGACGCGTTTCTCTTCGACCGAGTTACCCATACGCTCAAAATCAAAGGTGAGAACTACCTGGCCTTTGTTACCGTTATTCAGAACGCCTAGCGCTGTGGTATTAAGCGCTCCTGCGATTTTGTTCATGAACACACCGGCATCCAGTTCGCTCAGGAAGTCGGGTACTACGGTCGTGCGGTCATTACTCATGGTTTTACCCTCGTTATGGCGGCTGCCACCGCCGTGTTTTCTCCATACACAACAGAGAAGGGCACCTGCATTGGTCGGCGGCTTGCAGATACCGCTTTCTTTTTGCCCGGGTGGATTGGGTTATGAGCCCGTCGCCCGGTGATGCCCTTTTCTGTTGTGCCCTGAAAAAGGCTGGCGGTTACCGGACAAGTGGGAAAACACCGGGCCGCCAGAACAGGGAGTTACTTGTTATTGCTTTGGCCTGCTTTTAACCACATCAGGCGCGGTGGTAGGTATCTTCGGGCGGGGGCCAGTGACTAGCTGGCATCCCTACGGTACTTTTCACCGACAACCGCGGGTTAGACGGTTCCGTTTCGTCGGATAGAGCTGTTGATGCTGGTAGTCACTCCAGCCCGTAACCCCTCCCGAAGACACCTGTCAGCGAATCATCCGGTTATTCATATGCCACCGGCGGCTACTTCGTGGGCGTCCTGCCTGTTCGCTGTTGATGTGATTAATATTAGACATCTTACATTTTCAGTCAAGTTTATTTTGTAAGTTAGCTTACTTTTATATTGTGGATATTAAAAAGCCCGCATGATTAGCGGGCTTGCAGGGATGGTGGGGGTAAGTCTAAAGATCAATGATGATTTGCTTAACTATCCCAATCAGGTTTGTGTCCTGATTTACTTCAATAGGTTTGAAAGCAGGGTTGAGCGGAATTAGATACGAAAACGGTGGATCTATCGCCAGCTTTTTTAGAGTCGCCTCTCCGCCAGACACCGTTTGAGCTACAACAATCTTACCATTTGCCTCATCTACGAAGCCGAACTCAGGTTCAACAATGACAATAGAACCTTCAGGTATACTCAACTCATGACTGGATGTCATTGAATCACCCTTAACCCTTAAGGCAAAAGCTGAATCAGAAAGCTTTCGAGTCGTTTTGACTTGCTCATTCCCTGGAATTCCAATGACTTCTGTCCAATTTCCAGCCTGTACCCATGATATGAGAGGAACCTCTCTGGCGGACATTAAGTTGATATTAATGCCATTTTCGATGTCGCCTGAACCAAAAACCAACCATTCAGGCGAACACTGAAGACATTTGCACACCAAAATTAAGTTCTCACCAGAAAGCTTAGTTAAATCACTCTCCCACTGAGTCACAGCAGACGCGCTTACTCCAGCCCACTCAGCGACATCGCGCTGGGTAAGTTTTTTCTGCTTTCTTCTGAATCTAAGTCTGCTGCCAACGGTATCCATAAATTCTCCTCGGAATGTACGTTAGCAATCTTACATTTTGTTGACGTAAGTATGCTGTCCATATACGATGTAAGAATGCTAACTAATGAGGGTAAAATCATGCATAAAGGCACAGTCGTCGACTACTACGGCGGCATTTCTAAAACAGCAGTCGCCTTGGGGGTCACTCACAGCGCTGTTTGTCAATGGGGAGATGTTATTCCAGAAAAACAGGCTCTTTACATCGAAAGAATTACAAACGGAAAGCTTAAATACGACGCTTCCCTCTACAGCAAATTTAACAATTCTCAACAGAAGCAGTAACCACAGAATTAAGGGGTTAACCGTGGGTAACGAACCTATTTGGAAAGTCGAACGTCAGCCCGCCTGGCTGGTGGCGGCGATAAAAAAAACGATCACCGATCTACCTGGTGGTTATGCCGAAGCTGCGGAATGGCTGGGGGTAACAGAGAACGCGCTGTTTAACCGCCTCCGTGTGGATGGGGATCAGATCTTCCCTATGGGATGGGCAATGGTATTACAGAAAGCCGCCGGTGTTAGCTACATAGCTGATGCGTTTTCTCGTCAAACCGATAACGGGATCCATATCCCAGGCGCGGCACCAGAAACAGAGAACGAAGAGATTGGCTTAAAGCTGGCTGAGCTGGTGGGCAGGCTCGGGGATCTGGTCAACGCATACCGTCGATACATCGATGATGGCGTGGTTGATAAAGGTGAGTGGGACAGTCTGAACGAAATCGCCTACCAGTTCCGGGTAACGCTTATGACGTTTCTGAACCTGATTTCACGAGTCTATTGCCTTCCAGAAAAGAGTGACGCCCGCGAGTGTGCAGCTCCGGGCGCCTTGGCGAACAACTCTTCGAGTATGGAGAAATAATCCGCATGAGCAATTTAATCGTAAATCCTCACTTACCGCAACTACGAATGATCCCGGTGCCGGGTCTTCCGCTGTTTCGGTATGAATGCAAAGTATCAAATCGCTGGGTGTCATGTAACCACAGCCAGGCTGCCGTAATTGTGGGGGTCTACTATCGGAGGGCAAAACGCCTGTGCGCGAACTTAACCGAAGGTTCAAAGATCACCGCGGAGTGCCAGTCCGTGTTATCCGCTGGGAGCCAGAAACACAGCGCGTTATCTACCTGCGAGATGGCTATCCACACGAATGCTTCAGCCCACTTGAGCATTTCAGACAAAAGTTCAGGGAGATAACGGACGATCATGAGCACTAAATTAACCGGCTACGTATGGGATGGTTGCGCATCGTCGGGCATGAAGTTGTCTAGTGTTGCGATCATGGCTCGTCTTGCTGACTTCAGCAGCGATGAAGGTGTGTGCTGGCCGTCAATTGAAACTATCGCTCGCCAGCTTGGC